AAATCAGATACTGTAACCGACTGTCTAGATAATAACCCAGTTAGTGTTGTAGTATTTCCGCCAATTGGTTGTCCCAGTCCTTCAATATAAGCATCGTCTGTGCTGGTAACTGTTTCGTAAAGACTAGTGATAATGTTAGTAATAACTCCAAGGTGTTTAACCTTAACAGGAGGACTGATCCATATAGGTGTTTCAAAACTCAGTGTGGCAATATCTATAGGTGTATCAACACCACTTGGCACTTGTCGACTGCTCCAACTGGTGCTGGTTAAGTTTAATACACTCAAACTGGTCCAGTCAATATAGTTGTCGGTAGTTTGCAATTCTAAACTTGGATTGAATAATACTAGGATTTGTTCTAGTATTTGTAGTTTTTGTTCAGTGCTAGTACTCCATATATCTGCTTTCATAGTCAGCTTAAATGGAGTAGGCATCAATCGCTCAACAGTATAATTCTTTCCCTGTCCTTGGGTATATTGACCGTCATTGATATCGCGTTCACGTATGTGCAATTTGCCTACATAGGTGCTGTCGCTCAATCGATCTCTGTCTAGTTCTAAACCAGTAATATACACAGCAATACGAGGCGCACTGTTAACTGTATTTTCTGAATTGTTACGCAGTATGCTAGCACTTTGACGATCCATGTCTCCGTACATGACTGGAACACGAACTAGGGTACCATCACCGTATTTTACTACAAAGTTACTCAAGACACGAATAGTTTGTACTAGGTATCTTCTTATCTGTCCGTCATAAAAAAACTGCATTATAGATCCGCCTTTGGTCTAAGAGCTTTTGACAAGCTCTGTCTTTGTGCTTCTTTGCCGTTACAGAAACTAACTCGCCAAGTACCGGTTTTGTTTACAGCGTCACCATTTGGCAACGTGATTTTAACTTTACCAGCAGACTGACTAACAAGTCCGCGATATACTGGATCGGTAGTAGCAGGATAATCAGCTATGGTATATGCAACTTCAAATAAATCTAACTTCAATACTAGATATAATGCAGTAATTGGGTAAGCAACTTCTGTTACAAAATTAGTATCGCCTTCAGTAAGTCTAACATAATCTATTTTTACAGCTTGATCATAAATGTAAGTTGAATTATTAATAAATCCAGTTTTCAATGTTTGACGACTTGGGTTAGTCAAGTCTATCGCACGAGTCGGATCTTCGTTAGTCAAGTTCATACGAACTGAGTCTTCAACTTTAACCCATCTTATGCCATCATAGCGGAATAATCTGTTAGGTAAAAAATCTGTGCGTAAAAAGAAATCATCATTACCCGGAAACTCTGGAAACTGTATCCCGTGTCCAAAATCATAACCGTTAGCAGGAAAACCATCGCCGACTAGATAACCAGTGTAGCCAGTGCGCTGTGGTCTATTTTCTGTACTGCTTGCATTGTAAGATGCATTGCTAGCATCTAACTCTGTTTCGTCTGCTGTTTGTAAACTAGCACGACCTTTAGCATCAACTGCTAGAGTATAGAACTGTCTAGTTTCGTAACCGCTTTGTTTTGCATTAGCTTCCGCTTCGGATAGCACACTATTATTAACAGCAATTTCTTGATTGTATGTGCTGAGTAGATCTTTTAGTGTTGTGCCGCCTGGATCGGGATCACCATTCACATCAGTAGCTACTTGGTTAAGAATATCAGCATATTGTTGTCCAGCTGTTATTTTCTTAAGTTTTAATCTGTATAAATGTGGATACCAAGTAACTGAAAATCCTTCACTAGCACGACCCACATCTTCAATTACATAGTATCGAGGCAAGCTAACATCAGCATCAAATAGCGCAAATTGATCTCGTAGATGCGGCAGTTCAATAACATCTCCACTGATAGGTTTACGTCCTATGTACTTGATAAAATCATTAATATGTACAGTCATATAAACAGTATCGTTATCTATAAACAGACCAAATTGACTTAGATTAAAGTCGATGTTTTGTACATTGTACATTCCACGTAGTTTATAGATACTTTGATCGTATTTTCTATCGCGGTTTTCTAAGAATACAACATCCTGAATTGCAGTAACAGGCAAGTTTTGTGAAGTATTTGTAGGATCCATTGGACCTATATATTTGTGCAAATATACATCCGTACCTCCAGCTTGAAACATCTCGCTAACCTGGCGATCTATGAATTTGTAGTCTTGCCCGCGTTCGGGCTTGTATAAGGAAAGTCTTGGCATATGATATTTATCGCCGGATAAATATACATGGAGAACTTAATATGGCAGATACATACCCTTCAGATCCTGGACAATCCGACAGTCTTATTGAACGTAATAAAGTATTCGATTACGTCCGCGATATGCTGGGCGACGGAATGGTTGAAGTAGAACTTGATCCTAAGCACTACGAAACAGCACTAGATCGTGCTATAAATAGATACCGCCAACGTAGCTCAAACAGCGTAGAAGAGAGCTACATGTTTCTAGAGCTGATTCAAGATGTCAACGAATATCGATTACCTGAAGAAGTAGTTGAAGTACAAAGTGTATTTCGACGATCGATAGGCAGTCGTAGTGGTTTAGGTGCAGGCGGAACATTGTTCGAGCCATTCAACTTGGCGTACACAAACACATATTTGTTAAGTGGTACTATGATGGGCGGGCTAGCAACATACGAGTTGTTTGCAGGATATCAAAAGCTAGTAGGTCGTATGTTTGGTAGTTATATTGAATTCAAGTGGAAACCAACAAGCCATGTTCTAACTATCTTACAACGTCCATTTGCTCAAGGTGAGCAAATACTAATTCGTTGTCACAACTATCGCCCTGATTTTGTGCTACTACAAGATATCTATGCAAAACAATGGTTGCGAGATTATACTCTAGCAGTTTGCAAATCAATACTCGGCGAAGCACGCTCTAAGTTTGGATCAATTGCAGGCCCAGGTAGTCCAATCACACTCAACGGTACTGCATTACTAGCCTCGGGCAAAGAAGAACTAGCGGCATTAGATAAAGAAATCGATCTTAATACTGCCGGCGGAACACCGTTAACATTTATTATTGGTTAAAAAATATTTGACTCTGTAATAAAACTGTTATATACTAGTAGTTCATTAGGAGACTACTATGATTATTGGTGTATGCGGATTCATTGGTTCTGGTAAAGATACCATTGCAGATTATCTAACTAACTTTCATGGTTTTCGACGAGAAAGTTTCGCAAACACCCTTAAAGATGCAGTAGCGCAAGTGTTCGGTTGGGATAGAACCATGCTGGAAGGACGCACTAAACAGGCTCGTGAGTGGCGTGAACAAGTAGATCCTTGGTGGGCAGAACGACTAGACATGCCTAATCTTACACCGCGTTGGGTACTACAATACTGGGGCACTGAAGTTTGCCGTCGAGCATTTCACGATGACATCTGGATTGCGTCATTAGAAAATAAACTACGCAATAGCAAAGACGACATTGTCATCTCAGACTGTCGTTTCCCCAACGAAATTAAATCGATTAAAAATGCAGGCGGCATGGTAGTACGTGTTGTACGTGGCCCTGAACCCGAATGGTACGAAGCCGCTATTAGTACAAATCGTGGCCCGGACGGCAATGTCACCTGGGCAACTAGTAAAGGTGTACTAGAAAAATTCAAAATACATGCCAGCGAAACTGCTTGGGTCGGCACTAAATTTGACGCCATCATGGACAATAACACTAGTATCGATGACTTGTTTGCCCAGGTTAAAGATCTGGTGTCAAATCACCCTGACGCCAACGAACTCCCTCTTTATGCAGGATTCGTTGGCAGTTAGCACATATAGTTTTTAAATTCGTATGGCGGCAATTGTTAAGGTTGCCGTCAATATGAAACACATTAAACTGCTCGGGATACTTGCTACGGTATCCACATTTTTCACAAGCGTCTTTTTTGTGATAGCCTAATTGGCTCCACCGTGGTTTCTTAGCAGTGCCACCGCGACTACAGGTATCACATTTAGAACGATAAAATGGTTGTCCTTCTTTGTAATAGTTTACAGCACAGGGCCGTTCTCCACAAGTTTTGCATAAAGATCGCATGTACATATTTATAACCGCCCTTTTCACTGCCCTTTTATAGGTGTATATGAGTACCAAAAAGTAAAAAACCACTAAATACATGTAGAATTCGTATTCATGGAGATCATAGAATGGCTACATTAAACTCACCAGGCGTAAGCGTAACGGTAATAGACGAAAGTTTTTATACACCGGCTGCTCCTGGAACAACACCTTTAATCGTTATTGCTTCTGCTGAAAACAAGCAGAATGGTTCAAGTACAGGAACAGCACCGGGCACACTAAAAGCCAATGCTGGACAGGTATACTTGTTAACCAGTCAGAAAGACCTAGCAGACAATTTTGGTACACCAGTATTTAAAACAGATGCTAATAACAATCCAATTCATGCTGGAGAACAGAATGAATATGGTTTACAAGCCGCGTATAGTTATCTAGGCGTAAGCAATCGTGCTTATGTAGTACGTGCAGACATGGACTTGAATCAATTAACAGCTACTCCAACTGCGCCAGTGGGCGAACCAGCTGACGGTACTATTTGGTTCGACACATCCAACACACTATTTGGTATTTTTCAATGGAGTAGTGCTCCATCAACTACCCCAGGCGGACAAAGTTTTGGCGTTAAGACACCAACAGTTATAACTGACGTTAACAAACTTGTTGGTGCTGTATCCAACGGAGCCCCTATTACTGCCCTTGGCTCAATAGGCGACTATGCTATTGTTGTAACAGAATCAGTGGCTAGATTATATTATAAAAAGCCACTAACCAGCACAGCCGCTGGCACTTGGGTAGCAGTAGGAAGCGGAGCATGGGCCGCAAGTTGGCCTACAGTACAGGCAGCAACATCCACTGCTCCTGCTAGCGGTGATACTTTGGTGATCAACGGTGAAACTATTACAGGTGTGCAAACAACCGACGGACTAGTTGATGCTATTAATGCTAAGACTGCATTGACTACAGCTGGTATCACAGCCGCTAAAATCAACGGCAAATTAGAAATCTACTCAACTGCCAACTCAGTTACATTGTCAGGCACAACAGTTGCTAAACTTGGTCTGCAATCAAACTTAGAATACTTGGCACCAACTGTTAATATCAAGCCACACTATCAAGTTCCTCTATTTAAGAAATTAGATTTCAACACCGGTGAGGTAGCAAACGGCCGAGCAACAGGCAGTATCTGGATTAAGACTACAACTCCTAACTTAGGCGCTGATTGGATTGTCAAGAGATACAGTTCAGCCGCTAAAGCATGGCAGATTCGTAATGCTCCATTGTTTGTAAACTCAGCAGCCGCACTTGCGTCACTTGATACTACCGGTGGCGGTGTTAATTTATCAGCAGGTACATTGTATGTTAAAGCAAACGACTTAGCTGATTACAGTGCAGACGGTGACACACCTTTTGGCACATTTAGAATTTACAAGCGTGTAGCCGGTGCCACTACAAAGATTTCATCAATTGCGTTGACTACTGGTACAAGTATTTTTGGTAGTGGTAGCAGTCAATTTGAATTTGACGTTAGCGTAACAAACAAAGGTGTATCACATTTTAGTTCACCAGTAACAGTAACAGTAGTTGCTGACGGCACAGGCGATATTGCAAATGCACAAAAATTTGTAGAAGCATTCCATGATGCAGGTATTGATAATTTAACAATCGAATTTGATACAGAAAATAAAATCAATATTATTCACAAAGAAGCAGGTGATATTAAATTTGTTGACTACGACGGATTGCTCGAAGACAGTGGATTATTTCCAGTAAATGCAAGAAATAACTTGTTTTACGATCCTGAAGATAGAAGCGGCGGCGATGTTCTGCTAATTGCTAGTTTATGGACCAGTAGCTTGAATGGTTCCAACGGTGCAGTATCAAGTGGTACAGCTCCTTCAAGCATTCCAGCAGACGGACGTTTATGGTATAACTCATTGGTGGACGAAGTTGATATCATGATACATGATGGTACAAAGTGGGTTGGATATCAGAATTACTCATGGGATGCTAGTCCATGGGTAGGCGGCCCTATTGTAAGTGCTTCTAAGCCAGTACAAACTCCGGACAATACACCATTAGTCGATGGTGATCTATGGGTTGACACAAGCGATTTAGAAAACTATCCAAAGTTATACAAGAGAACAGGTACAGGCGTTGGTGGCAAGTGGATACTAGTCGACGATGCTGATCAAACAACTGAAAACGGCGTGTTGTTCCACGATGCACGTTGGAGTGGAGCGGGCGACGATGTACAACCAGATAGCATACAAAAATTGTTAGATTACGATTATGTAGATCCAGATTGTCCAGATCCAGCACTATATCCAAAAGGCATGTTGCTATGGAATACTCGTCGTTCAGGATTTAACGTCAAGCGTTTTGTACAAGATTATATCGATTTAAATGGACGCAACCCGCGTTATGGTGCAGGTGAAGGCCAAACAATGAACACGTACTACCCACATCGTTGGGTTAGCGAAGCCGCTAATCAAGAAAACGGTGCAGGTACATTTGGTCGTAAGGCACAGCGTAAAGTTGTTATCCAAGCTCTACAAGCACTTGTTAACAGCAACCAAGTTATCCGTGACGAAGAAAGTCGTGTGTTTAACTTGTTAGCTTGCCCAGGATATCCTGAGCTGATTGGAGAACTAGTTAACTTAAACGTTGACCGTGGACTAACAGCATTTGTTGTTGGTGATGCACCGGCCCGTTTAGCAAGCGATGCTACTACATTGACTAACTGGGGTAATAACCTCAAGCTAGCAGTAGAAGACGGCGACAACGGCCTAGTAACTACAGATGAATATCTAGGCGTGTTTTATCCATGGGGTTACACCAGTGACAACTTAGGTAACAACGTTGTTGTTCCTCCAAGCCACATGATGCTACGCACTATCGCATTGAGCGACAATGTTTCTTATCCATGGTTTGCACCAGCAGGTACACGTCGTGGTGGAATTACCAATGCTAGTTCAGTTGGATATGTTAATGCACAAACTGGTGAATTCCAGTCAGTGGCATTGAATACAGGACAGCGTGACACACTAGCCGCAGTTAAGGTTAATCCAATCACTTACATTACAGGTACAGGTCTTATCAACTACGGTCAATATACCCGTGCTAAAAATGCAAGTGCATTAGATCGTATTAACGTGGCTCGCTTGGTAGTTTACTTACGTAGACAGTTTGCCCAGTTATCTAAACCATACGTATTTGAACCAAACGACAAAATCACACGTGATGAACTTAAAGGTGCCGCAGAAAGTCTACTATTAGAACTAGTTGGACAACGTGCATTGTATGACTATATCGTAGTTTGCGATACATCAAATAATACACCTTCACGTATTGATCGTAATGAACTATATCTAGACGTAGCGATTGAACCAGTTAAGTCAGTGGAATTTATTTACATTCCATTGCGCTTGAAGAACACTGGCGAAATCAAAGCCCTAGGCAAATAATTAACGGAGCAGACAAATGGCAATCGCAAGTTTATCTAGATTTACAGTACCGCTAGCATCAGATCAAAGTGCCAGCGCACAGGGCATGTTGATGCCAAAGCTCAAGTTTCGCTTTAGAGTGATGTTTGAAAACTTTGGTATTTCAACACCAACAACCGAGTTAACTAAACAAGTAAGTGAGGCGGCTCGTCCTAACGTAACGTTTGACGATCAGACTATTGCAGTTTACAACTCAACAATTCACTATGCAGGTCGTCCAAAATGGGCCGCTATCACTATTAAACTACGTGATGATGTAACTGGTTCAGTATCTAAACTAGTTGGTGAACAGATGCAGAAACAGTTTGACTTCTTTGAACAAAGTTCAGCGGCATCAGGCGGTGACTACAAGTTCTTAATGCGCATTGAAATGTTAGACGGTGGCAACGGCGCACATGCACCTAACGTTCTCGAAACATGGGAATGTTATGGTTGCTATGTACAAGGTGCTAACTACAACGCATTGGGCTACGGCGGACAAGAGCTGTTAACAATCGACTTGGCTATCCAGCCAGACAATTGTATTCAAACTACAGGCGGCGCGGCAGCTCCGTTGGGAAGAAATGTAGGCACAGCGGCCACAGCATCAGGTATACGTTAATAGAAAGGCTCACCAAGGTGAGCTTTTTTATGACTAATCATTATATGCGCAGTTTATTTGTTCGATAAATATTAGTATGGCATTTACACCCAATCAATTTTTAAATAATAATACAAATGTGTTGATGAGAGATCAACAGCATGCCGCACGAACATTTGTTGACAATCAGTTTAGACTGGCACCTAAACACAAATTCCTATTCCATGTAGCATTTAATATCAACATTGGTGCTTTAAGAAATATTGATCTAGTGCAACGACATAGAAATGAAATCAACATGCTAGTCAAGAGTTGCAGTTTACCGCAGTTCACAATATCTGCAGAAACTCTTAACCAGTATAACAGAAAGAAAAACGTACAAACAACGCATAAACACAACACTATTGAAATAAATTTTCATGATGACAACATGGGAATTATCAATCAGCTATGGCAAAACTATTACAAGTATTACTATGCAGATCCAACTTCTGCTGAAGATACAAACGCATACAAAAGAAATGCTACAAAAGGTTATACTTTCATCAATAATACTTACGGCCTAGACAACGGCAGTTTAGCTCCGTTTTTTAATTATATAACAATTTATCAAATGGCTCGACATGAGTATGTGAGTTATAAATTACATAATCCAATTATTACTAGTTGGAATCATAACAAAGTTGACTATTCACAGAATACAGTGCATGATAATCAGATGCAATTGGCATACGAAGCAGTATCATACAATGTAGGTGAAACGACCCAAGGTGATCCAGAGGGGTTTGGATTAGAACATTATGATACAACACCTAGTCCATTACAAGTGGGCGATGCTGGTTCTATTACAACTGCACAGCCGACATTTGGCAGTAGCAACACCACAATTAATTCTACTACAATATTAGATAATGTGTCTAGGACAATCAATGGTTATCAAAATACGCCAACATTACCAAATGCAAAGATTGCAAGTATTATTACAAATCCTAATCAAACATCCAGTCCTTCTATTACGGGATTACAGGGATTTACTTTCCCCACAACAACAACTACTAACACCGTTGCGAAACCAAGACAACTAGGCATATAATATGAATAACTTACCAACATCATCTGTACAAGACAGTTCTGTAAATGTAAGACAATTTTTTGATAAATTTTTTGTTAACAAAGTTAGCTTTCCAGCAGATCAAATCGATGCAGTAGTGGGATTTTTTATATCAAATGGTTTTGATCAATCAAGTGCAAATAATACTGCAATGGTACTATTGAATCAGGCAAAATCAGATAATGTAAATGTATTTCAATTAGTTGACACTCTTAAAACATTAGATGACGTACAACTTAGTCAAGTTGTTGCAGAAATACTAAACGCCTACAGAGAAAAAATTAGTATGCTGGGTTATAGAGTTGCTCCGTTAGTTGACACGTACGAAGTTAGAAATATTCTAGTTTAACATGGCTACCAAATTTGCACGTGGCAAGTTCACCCTGACTCAACCAGCAAAATATGTAGGCACAAAAATGCCCACATATAGATCAAGCTGGGAGTGGAGTTTTATGAAGTTTTGTGATACTAATCCAGCTGTGAAAAAATGGGCCAGCGAAGCTGTGCAAATTCCCTATAGAGATCCGTTAACTGGTAAACAAACTGTTTACGTTCCTGATTTCTTCATACAGTATATTGATAAGAACAGCAAAATGCATGTAGAGCTAATCGAGATAAAACCAGCTAGTCAAAGCATTTTAGAGCGGGTAGGTAAGAACAAGTACAATCAAGCACAATTTATTAAAAATCAAGCCAAATGGGCCAGTGCTAATTTATGGTGTAAACAACAGGGGATTAAGTTCCGCATTGTCAACGAAAATGATTTATTCCATCAAGGCATGTGATAAGTAAAGATATGACAAAGAAACTTGAAGAACTATTAAATCTTCCTGCTAGTAAAGAAGTTATCAAGCAAGAAGAAAAGAAAAAACACAAAGAAATGGCTGCTCAAAGCCAGCCATTGTTACGAGATATCAGTGAGTTTGATAAGATTGCATCAGCATTGCCCGCAGTAAAAGGGCTAGGAGATGCCAGTGATGCAGAGTTCGATGCACTTGCTCAACGTGCTACTGACGCATACGACGACTTGATGGATCTAGGCATGAACGTAGAAGCACGTTATAGCGGCCGCATTTTTGAAGTGGCAGGTGGCATGCTTAAAAACGCCATCGATGCCAAAGCCGCAAAAATTGATAAAAAACTTAAAATGATCGAACTACAGCTTAAAAAACAAAAGTTAGATCAAGATGCGAACCAAGAAGATAATAGTGTTAATCTAGCAGGCGATGGGGTTATTATATCAGATCGCAATAGTTTGCTTGAAAAACTCAAGCAAATGAAATAAATATAATATCGGGATTATAACATGAAATCATTCAAAGAATACCTAGTAGAAAATAAACAAGTCTACGAATTTAAAGTTAAAATTGCAGGGGATTGCCCTAAAGACTGCGCTATGCTAATCAAGCGTGGATTATCTAAGTTCCAAGTTGAAAATTGCAGTAGCGGAAAAAGCACTCCTATTCAAGAAACACAAACAGATTTTCCAACCCTTAAAAATGTCGGTGTAACTGTATTTGATGTTACAACAACATATCCAGCTACCAGCGCAGAGATTCTAGCATTGATTGCTGAACATGCTGGGGTTCCAGCTAGTTGTGTCAAAGTACGTAACGAAAAAGAACTAGCTGAAGAAGAATTAAATCATGCCAACGACGAAGTAAGCGGTGAAGCACTAATTGAAAAAGAATACGAAACCGGTACCAATCAAGATTTAGTAGGCGACAAACATGCTATGAGCATGTTAAAAGAATTAAGCAAAAATAGAAAAACACTTGAGCAATACAAAGGTGTTAATGAAAAGATTTTAGCAAAAAAAGTGCCTAGCGAAAAAGCAGAAAAACAAAAAGTATCAACAAATACTAAGAGTCCTGTAGGCAGCAGGAAAGTAACTTTACCAACTGTCAGAGGATGATAATATGAATTTTCAAGACTTATTAGCAAGAATTAAAAAAATTGATGAAGCCGATGGCGATCCAGATATGATGTCGCAGGAAAATCCAGAAGCGGCATCTGAGATGGGCATGGAAGAATGTGGCGACGAGCCAATGGGTGTTAGCTCACCAAAAGATCAATTATTGATCGGTGAAAAAGGCATGGAAGAATGTGGCATGCCAGGTATGGACAGCATGCCACACGGCATGATGGGTATGGGTGCTCCAAAGCAACCAGATAGTGTTACTATGAATCTCAGCATGAACGGCAGTGGCGCTGGAGGCATCCGTGACTTGATGGACATCCTTCGTAATTTAGAAAATAGCGGCGAACATTCACATGATATGTCTGGCGGTGCGGATGCTATGATTGTTGGCGTTGGCGAAGAACAAAGTGATGGCGGATTCCAATCATCTACTACTAGTCCAGATCAAGAAATCAGCGATATCGATTTCTCAACTCATAACGGTGGCGACTTAAATAGACAAAAACAGCAGTATGGAAAAGCACAAGACGGTGACAATGCTATGGCAGTTAGTGAATCGCTAGTTAACCATCTATCAAGGTTGTACCAAGAAGTAAAATTGAGATAAGCATGTTAACAGCCGCAGAACAATATCGCATACTAGTTGCTAAACTAGAATCTATTAATCCGTCGATAATATCAGAAGCTGATCAATCATTTCAAGTAAGAACTCCGCAAGGCACACTAATATTCCCAGACGATGCTACTTATAAGGCTTGGCAAACTAATTCTCGATCAGTAGCATATTCTCAAGGGCCCGGTGGACAATACGTATCAATGGCAGATGATGATGACGATGATGATGACGATGATGATGACGCACCAGCGGCGGCACCTGCTCCAGTAGCGGCAGCACAACCAGCACCTGCTCCAGTAGCGGCAGCACAACCAGCACCTGCTCCAGTAGCGGCAGC